TGAACCCGTCGTCGGGGACCACCACCCAGTTGCTGTCGAACTTAACGCTGCCCGCTGGATCGGGTTGTATTTCTGGTAGGTGATCAACCTCATGATCAGGCTGGCGATCAAGCTCGGGGCCTGCGTCCACCCACACCCCTGCGTCTACCAGCGCCCACGCGTCGCCGGTTGCCCACGCGTCGTCAGGCGGCTCAACGTCATCTGCCCCGTTGCCAACGTGGATGGCGTCACCCATCTGGTGGGCAATGGGGGGTGGCATTTCTGGGGGGCTGGCTTCACAGGTCGTCAAGAGTATCAGGAAAAAGACTGGCGCCCATACCTTACTCATCTTCGTTCTCCTCGTCCCACGGCGGGGTCTTCTCGAACTGCGCATAGTGCGCAGCCAGGTGCTCCTTCACTCCGTCCACGTCGCCCTCGGGCAGGTCCGCACCGTCACGCGCTCCCTGCACCGCGGCACCGGCCGCCGACACGCCAGGCCAGACGACCTTCAACTCGCCGTCCTCCACCTGGTGGTGGGGCAACTTGTAGGAACCGAAGGCCTCGGGTTCATCGCCGTCGTACCAAGCAAACGCCTGTCGGTACTTCTCCCAGTCGATCGTGTCGGGTTCCCCCGAGTCGTCGCTGGACGCCCAGGTGCGCACGGTGGCCTCGGCCGCTTCGCCGTCCCACTCCTCGGCCTCTGACATCGGGGTCTCGTGGGTGGCAACCGCCGCCTTTTCTGATTCCTTCTCGTTGGGCGCACCCTTGCCGGTCAAAGCAACGTCGCACTCGGGGCACTTCTTCTCGTTACACGGCGTGCCTCGCTCGTGGTCTTCCTCATACCCACACTCTGGGCAGATACAAATGTCGGTCCCGCCCTCGCCTTCCTTTTCCCCGTCTTCCCCCTGGGCCTTCCTTACCACCCTCGACGCGGACGGTACCAGGGCCAGGTCGAACACCCGCTCGCCGTCGTCGCCGTCCAGCAGGTTCACTTCCCCGGCCTCGGCCAGCGACTTCTGCACCTGATCGATCAGGCCGTCGGCCAGCCCCTTGCGGACGTGCAACCCCTTCTCACCGGAGGTCACATACCCCGGCACCAACACCACTGGCGCCACGTCCTGCCCCTCGTGTACGTCAATCCTATCTGCGTGCACGCTCACGTGGGAACCGGCGCACAGCACGGAAATGTTCTTCGGCAATCTTCCGGCGCTGGCCAGCAACTCGCCCACGTCGGAACAGGCAACGACGGCAGCTGCGGACTTGACTGCCACCACGTCGGCCAGACCAGGGTACTCGGGATCGCCGCCGGCAAGGTCGCCACACCCCAGCATAACGAAGTCGCCTTCCCCTGCCTCGATGTTGGCCAGGTCGTTGGCATGCGGAACGATAATTACCGCCGGGCCACCGGACACACTGGCCACCTTGAAGCCCAGGGTCTCTTGCTCAACCTCGTGCTGCACCCTAAAAGCGGACAGCAGGACCCCGCCGAGCATGATGGAACTGCCCGGCCCCGCCGTGCCTTCGGCCTCGCTGTGCACTGCACCCTCAAAACCCGCCTTGCGCAGGGCATCAACGCCGGTCTGGTGGTTGGCGGTCGTGTGCGTCAGCACCACGGCATCGATGGCACCAGCGTCACCATCCAGGTGTCGCCACACCTGCCGCTCGACGTCGGGCCCAGGATCCACCATCACAAGGCTCTCGCCGTCGCCACAGCACAGCAGCAACGCAAACGAAAGATCCTTCGTCTGTGGCCGCTGCCTGGTATCGGTTCCCAACACCACGACGCGGAACGCCTCTTGCTCTGGGTCAGGCTGCTGTTCGGTTTTCAACAATCGCTTCTTGAGCCAGTCGGTTACTTTCATTCGGGCATCCTCCCATCTTTTAGTTCAGCGTCCTCGACCACAACCAGAGTGTCGCCGTATTCTGTTTCGAACGATATTGACGTGGTCCCTGGGCGAAGACGTGCTTCGTTCTCAAACCACGCATCCATCTCATACAGGTCTTCCCAGCCATCCACAAATAGGTCAGGCATCACAACCCCCTAACGAACGTGGCAGATCCCCTGGCGTTCAGGAAGTCCACCATGGGAGAGACCCCGTCGACCGTTACGTTCAACCACTGTCCGATCTTGTCCGTAGCCTTCAGGCCCAGTCGCTCCATCGTTGGCGCCTGCGACAAGCCGTTGAAGTATTCGGTGAACGCCGCGGCTTCCTCGCCGGACAGCGACCACTCTTCGAACGCGGTCAGCATCCCCAACGTCATGCGGCGGGGCACCAGTTTTACGATGGCACCCACGCCACGCTCTGCGGCCAGGGCGGCTACGGCGTCGGCATTGCGGGCCACTGCCACCACCGGGATTATCTTCGACGCCTCAAGCGACATAGCCACGGCGTCCTCGCTAAATGTTGCGATCGACCGGGCCACCGTCAACCCCGTCTTCTTGCTAACCCACGAGGCAGCGGCCAACACCGCACCGCCAGAAACGGACAACGACGGCGTCCCCACCGTCACGGCCTGCGCCGCCTGCTCACTCAGTCCGATGGTATTCATCACGGAGTCCATCGAAAGGTTGCTGGCGAACTGCGGGGCCTGCTGGCCGCGTTCACTAAATACACTGCCGATGGTCCCACTCGGTGGATTGGCGGCCGGGGCGTTTCTTTCCTGCTCGACCGCCCGACCAAGTTCGACCTGCCTCTCCGAGACCTCTTCTACCTCGCTAAAGTTGGCGATCAGGTCGCATCTGCACCTGCCATGCGCGGGCGGAGAACCACCGCTCTTTGCCAGGGCATCTTCCGGTCCTGACGCTGGTGTCTTGCTCCCGTCGCTCTGGTTCAGGTACCAGTCGCCTGCCGCGTTGCGTGAGATCCATGGGCTGGCATCGATCACTTCCTCGGGGGTGGTGGCAGTGGTTACGCGCTCGACCGTGCGCGACAACTCCTTGACCGATATGACCTGCTGATCGAGCGGTCGGCAAATGGTACAGACCCTGCCGTCCCCTTCAGTTTCCCATATCATTGTCTCGATTCCGATGCGGGCCATCTCGGTTATGTTCCCAAAACTGCGGGCCCGCACTACCGCCGTACTGGCGATGACGTCGAACCTTGCGCGCCCCACGCGGGCAGCCATGCCCGGCATGCTCTCACGCAACGTCTTGGCTATGGCCGCCCTGCCAAGCCCCTGCTCCAACCCCTCTTTCACGGTCTTTGATATGTCGTCGTAGACGGTGCGCACTCCACCGCTCTTCACCCAGAACATGTTCTGGCCATTCAACTGCTTCAACGCCCGGTCGTCCTTGAGGTTGAACGACGCCCCGACCTTGCCGTTCGTCGGCGCCACCCCATCGAGTTGCCCGCCCCTATAATTGCCGGACGCTAAACCGGCCATTGAGTCCAGGGTACTTTTTGCCATGGGGGTGCCCAGGTTTTCCATTGCAACAACTTGAAAATTAGACAACGACTCATTCGAAAAAACCACCTTGCCATTGTCGTCAAGGCGGGATGAGTTGAGCATGTCCTGCACGCTGGAGCCAAAGTTTGGGTCGTCCAACAACCCTGGCAGTTCCTCGTTGAACGCGTCGGTTATGGCGTCGCCCAAATCGGCTTCCCACAGCGCGGCCTTGCGTACGCCCTCCAGCAGGTCGAACAGCAGGTCGGCCTCAATGAAATCAAACGGGTGGCTCTTGCGCCTTTCCCGTGCGGATTTCGTCGACTCGCTGCCGCAACACCGACAGGACTGTTTCGGCGGCTGCGACCCGGTTGCCTTCTGCGCTGAGGCTCTCGACCCTGACGAGCGGAATGTTTGCCCAGTCTTCATCTATCTCCTCGTACTTCGCAAGCACGCGCAATTCGTTGATGGTCAACTCGCCGGCCTCACTGTGGGTCTTCACCACGTCGGCGCGGCCCACGGTGTCGGTGGCATCGGCCTTGTCCAACTTAATGGTCAGCAGCGGGTGGAACTCCCGGGCCACGTCGGTCAGCACTTCATCCCACATCTTGGACGCCGGCCAGAAGACGTTCATCACCGTCGACTCCAGGGTGATGGTTGCGCCCGCCCGGTTCACGTCGTCGGCCGTGCCATATAAAACCTTGGCTATGCCGTAAGCCTCGCGCACTTCGTCGTCACAGTCTCGGCGGTACTCCCTGAACGTTGCGTCCTGTGAGTACTGGCCCAACTCCTTGACGTCGATGGAAGGCTTCTCACCCGCCTTGCCACCGGCGCTCTGCATCGCCAGTGCCCGCGACGTCTTTGACGTGCCCTGCACGTGGGCAGTGAAGTCCAGCAGTGCCTTGTCTATGGCCTCAATGGTCTGGTCGTCTCCACCGCTCACCAGCACCACGAAGCGGGGTAGCGCATCACCCTCAAAAAAACCGTAGTTGCGACGGTCGGCCTGAAACTTGCCGGCAATGCTGGCCTCGCACGTGCTGGCGATTGGCACGCCGTAGTTTACGTCCTGGCTGTCGTAGATAAGGACGTGGATAACCTCGGACGCCAACTGGTTCCACTTGGCACCGGGGGGGGCCACCTTGCCGTTCTTCCACAGGTACTGGGTCTTGTCCCCGAATGGTTTGAAGAACCGCTGCTCCTTGTAGGTCTTCTGAACGAACATGCCGCCAGAGCCCTTTACGATGGCCTTGCGCACGCCCTTTGCCGGCATGTGGATCATGCCTATGATGCGCCGCCCATCATCACGCGTCACCTCAATGTAACCGTTGCCCGGGCCATACAGGTCGGTGGCTGGGTTGCGGAGCATTGACGTCAGGTCGCCGGCGGGGCCCACCCGTCGCAGGAAGTCGTTTAGTTTGCTGGCGGCGTCGTCAACCATTTTTCGTTCTTCGCCATTCTCTTCCAACTCATCGTAGTCCGGCTGTTGGAAGCCGGTGGCGTAACCAAGGCCAACCGTGTTCTGGGTCATTATCCTGACGCTGGCCTTGCCCCTGGTGGTCAGGCCGATGAACTGCGCCCACTCCCCAGGGTTGTACACGGGCTCAAGAATATTCTTCCCGAATGTCTCTTCCGGCGGTGCCTGTCGGCTCCCGAACACTGCCGAGAAAGTCTTCTTGCCGCGGTCGAAGATGACTGCCGCAGCTCGCCTGATGTTCTTTTTTTCATTCATGATCTAACCACCCTGGCCACGAAGCGCGTTTGCCCCGGCAGGCCGTTCTCTAGTATGTCATGGCGCATGTGATTTGCAATAGCAAGGGCAACCAGGCGGTCGAAGTGGTGCTTGGTCTTTTCCCCCTTGTCGTCCTCAGTGACGATTTGTCGGGTGTGTCGCAGGTCCTGTTCTTCGAAGGCCACTATCTGGTTGATGGTCTCCGGGTCGTCAAGCAGCCATATGCCCTGCTCGTTGTTCTCCTCGAGGTCGAACGCCAGGCCTTCCATGATCGCGGGCTTGGTCACCCCGGTCATCATAAACGGTTCGCAGAACGGCGCCCCCCGCTTGCCCACCCTGAACTCCTCGACGATGCGCTCCACGAAGGCATCCTGCAGGCCGTTGGCCTCGGGCGCAAATACTATCTGATCCATGGGCACGTCGAACTGCGCCACAAATTTGTGCAGCGCCTTGAACTGGGTGGAGAACGTCTTGCGTTCGAGCACCTCGATCCCCAGCATTCTGCCAAACAGGTCGAGGGCGAAGAACACCGTGGGGTTGGCTCGCCGCCCCCAGTCGCAGCCGATGATGATCGGCAACTGGATCTCCAGGGCCTGGCCGTCTGGCCACATGCGCAGGTTAGGGTCGGGAAAAAAACCGTCGCCGGCGCCCAGGAAGACGGACATGATCTCCTGTCGCCTCTTCCTCGGGCTCATGTTGGCGGCAATGTCATCAATGCGCTGGCGGTCAATCAGCGGGTTGTCGTAGGAACTCCGGCGCATGGCCCACCGGGTTGCGTCCTCGCCCTTCTCTTCCATCTCAGCCAGGCACTTGTCGAACTCTTCCTTGAACCAGTTCTCGCCCTTTGGCGTGCCGTTCATGATCGTAAGGCCGCACCGCCCCGGTGAAAACAGGCAGGGCTGCAGGGCTTCGTCCCATGCCCGACGCTTGACCAGGCCGGCCTCGGTGATCACCAGGACGTCCAGGCCCACGGAGGTCAGGGTCTCGGGCTTCACCGCGCTCTTTAGTTCGATGAAAATCTGCGGCTCACGGTCGGCGGTTACCGTGCACTCCATTCGCTTCTTGCCGTTGTTTACGTCCACCTGGGATATGGCGGGAATGAACGCCTTCATTTCCGTCCAGTACTGGTCGAGCCGCGGGTAGTCAGGGGCCACCACCCACACGTGGACCAGGGGAACTAGGGACCTGTAGTGCTCGCGGTAGGTCACGCGGTGAATCGCTATCTGACTGGCAAGCCGGTACATTTCTTGGATGGTTGCGCGGTCCTTCCCCCACCGACGCCCGCACGCAAGCATGCGGGTGAGCCTGGCGGCCTCCATGTGAAACTCGTGCTGGCCACCCCTGTGCGGCTTGTACGGGATGACGTAGTTGGCGGTGGGGTCTGCCGGGGCCGATGTCATTTGCTATCCTGGTCGGCCTGCGCCACGGGCATGGGCGGCATGGGCGGCGGCGGGTACGA